CGATTTAGGTCGATTACGGGGATTTTTTGTGAAATATCATCGCACAACTCCATTACATCTACCATGTGCTGATGGTTCTGTGGTTTCTCATGATTCTCGAATACCCAATTGGTTATATCATTCTTGATCTCACAATAATGTCGGAGGTGCTGTTGAGGGACAATCTCGAACAAGCAAACATCATCAAACTTTATCTTAGCATTTGTTGTTGCTCTTAAAAAGCTCCGAATCTTGCGAGAATAGACTTCATACCGGTCTTGAAGGTGGACGGGGCCGACTTTACCAATCTCTCGACCACCGCAAAAGATAGAGCCATAATCGATGTTCCGACCAAGAAGATGAGGACACCACTCCCAAGTCCGATCAAGGTTGCTTGGGAAATTGTCGTAAATAAAGCTTCCGTTATAATAGATTCCATAGCACTCTCTCCTGTCATCAAGAATTTGAAATGTCATTAATACCCCCCGCTTGATCCTCCGCTGCTTGGGAGAATGTTTGTTGTGAAATCATTTGGTGAAGTGATTTCATTTTCAATTTTTGTGGCGCCCGTTGTTGACACAATTGAAGATTCTTGTCCATTGTTTCTTGTAGCCTTTCTCTTAACAAAATAATTTGTACCACCATATTTTGATTTATAGGTTTCACGAAAAGTACTATTAATATATCTCATAGAAGCTTCTTTGTCAAGATGATTTGATAATTTTATTTTCTTTTGCATTTTTTTAAAGATATTGCCACTTAGAACACCATTTTCTTCAATATTTCTTATCGTTGAATATTTTGCAAGCCAAAATGGAGTAGAATATTTACTTTTTATTTGTTGCTGTGTAAGCGGTGTTCTAAAAAATGTTGAATAACTTCTATGGCATTTTTTGCTAACTATTCTCTCCTGTGGGAATCGAGCGGCAAATAGATTATATCCATCAAACATTTTTGTAAACAATATGTCGTAATCTACCATATAAGCATAGTTGTAACAACTTAAGAATACCTCTTCTATTGTAAAAATAGAGCTATTTTTAGAATACTGTAATAAACCCGGTGACATTATATCAGCAACCAACATGAAAGGAGATTTTTCGGACACTAAAAAGCCATTTTGCCTACAAACATTTAAATAATATCTAAATGCTTTGCTTTTTAGAATTCTTTGTTCTATTGTCGGGTCCTCTCCAAATCTCATATTTGCTAAAGTAACTGCTATTCCAGATGTAAAAATATTTGATGTAGTTGATCTCTGCCACGATGTAAAAGTAAACGGTGTGTGTTGGGCTTTGTTATTTAAGAATATTATAAATTCATTTATAAAATGTTCTAAATTAAAAACTTTTTGTTTATGACCAGCAATAGCCAAATAATTCATAATATAGTCTTCCATCAAATCATCAATATATTTGTTGTACAAGCTGACTGGTGATTCGTAAGCTTTTTTTATTTTAAAAGTTGAGAAAATTTGATCATCATCAGGAATCACTCCAATATCTCTAGCTTGATACATTTTAGCTCTAATAGCCTCAAAAGCATCAGCAGCAAAGTTTAATAAACGATAGGAATTTTCTCTTTCTGTTTCAGATGAAATAACTTTTAATGTACTTTCATCAGGATAAACGGTGTTTAAACGAGTGTCCACTCGGCCATATAATACATTTTCAGCAAAAGAAAAATCTCTTATTTCTGGTCTGGGGCCTCCTGTTACACTGCTAAGAGCCTCTTGATCATAAAGGGCCCTATAATAAAAAACAGTTCGCGGAGATCCCATATCGTTTGATGCTTTGAATTTTGTCATTATTGTTTGTCCCTATTAGTCCCTGTATGATCTTAAATTATTTGATAATATTTGATCCAACAGTTCTTCACATTTTCGATTTTCCCGCTCATTAGGCCCAGCTTGTTCGATTGGTGCTGCAACGGGTTCATTGGAAGTATTACCATTGATAGAATTAGCTCTATCACTAGGAGCACCACTATGCTGCCATAGAGCACTTATTGAAGTAGAAAAACCATCTGGGGCGATTTCTGAAGTGACCTTTGTTATAATATGATATCCACCAATTCCAAGTGCATTTGCAACTGTCCTTGTGGATGTTGGATCCCAGTCAGTACCTCCGAAGCCACGTGGGTCGATAAATATCTCCATACCGGGATAAAACAAAGTATTACCAAACAATTCTAATTCAACATTATAGACAGCACCAAGTTGCAACAAGCCGTAATTACCTTGATTATAGAACCTTGCCTCTCTTAAATAAGCCATATCTGTTTTGTTGAATTTTACATTTTTCAACAACCCTCTGTTGGATCCTATTTGAAAATGATATGTACCTCTTTCTTCATCTAGATGTCTTACACCCTCTCCTTTATGCGAGACAGACATAACTGGTGCAACTGGATATATTAGCGTGTATTTATAAAGGCTTTCAGTTGGAATAATCCCGTCGAACGATGGATCAAATGATCTTAAAGGCAAAATACCCCTGTGGTGCCATAAATTAGCAGCAATTGGTTGATTTAGGCTTTCATTCGAAAGTCCAACGAGACTCAAGGGGTCAGGATATCCTCTCGCTACCGCACGGTTTTCTGTGGCAGACTGTTCAGTTCCAGAACTTCCCAATGAAGTCCTTCGGCCAAGAGCCCAATCCAGACTAGTCGTAAGATCAGCTTGGGCCTTATTGAGAACTCCTTTGACAAACCCTTCTCCTTTTTCAATAAGTCTTGCAAGTCCTTCTTTTTCTCCACCAATTCCCATAAACTGACCAGTTTGAAACATAAGAGAAGGCTGCATTCTTCTATTAAGACATGCATCTGTCAACAAATCAACCACTGATCTCAACAAATCTTTGACAAAATCTGTAACAGGATACACGACTCTCTCTGGTTTTGTCACATTCTCAACAAGCCAATCATTTAAATATTTTGCCGATATAGGCATGTCTGCTATATTTGCTACAAAATATGGGTCTTTTCTAGCACCTGCAAAATTTGTAGTGTGATCTGTATATGTAAAAGTAGATAATAATATCTTGTAGTTTTGCATGTCTTTTCTTCTTTTGGAAAATTTAGTAATTTCATCATTTCGTGGGTCATAAGCAGCATTATCTGGATTGAATTCTCCGGGCGGCAAATAGAGACAATCTAAAACCGTGTGTAATATATCTCCTAAAAAGTAAAATTCAACTTCCAGTTCTTCATTGTTCATCGCGCGGGCATTAATGTAAGGACGAATTGGTGCCGGGGCAGCGGTGGAATATCTTTTTGAATAATTTGTTGTCTGTGCTTTACTGAAGACAACACTTCTCTTTAATTTTCTATGCAACAATCTCTTAACAAGAGACCCTTGGGCAGCTTTAACATATATTTCCTCGGCAGTCATAACAGAACTGTTTAAAGATTGAAGCTGACGTAAAGTACATGACTGTTCTTTTTGTTTTTCGGCTATTTTATTTCGCAAATAGCCTTTATAGGCTTCTATCTGTGGTGTGGAGAGTGCATTTACATCACTACCTCTTGTTCTAGAATCCATATAAGCAGCATATTGAATTTTTAATTCAACGGATCCATCATTTCTAAAATCAATATCGTGATCAACCATGTTTAAAAGAAATGTTTTATTTGTCATTCTAATTGCATTATTGAAGTCTTTCAAAACATCATGTTTAATAATTTCAGTAACAGACATCTGTTTTGCTACTTTTCTTGGATCAGCTTTAGCACTCACCTCATATCTTCTATGTTCATCATCCGACAATCGACTATAAAGCATATCCCTAAAAGACTGGTCGTTTCTAATATTCCAACCCACTTCTGCTCTTATTCTAAAATTCGTTGGATTATATTCATTAGGATGTATATTTTTTGATTCGGCTTCGGTTTTCCCATTGCTGGTATTTTTTCTGTTTGAAGGATACAACAACAAATCAATATATTTATATCGTTCTTTATTTCCTGATGTTCTAAATTTTGTTAATTCATTAAATGATTGAAAAAACAAAGTAAGTTCTGCATTGATATCTTTTGTGGCTGTTGCTGGTGATCCTCCCTCATATGTAAAAGAAAAGTTTTTTATTCCACCGCCTGTTCCTTTTTGAATAGATTGCGGATTGTTTAAACTGCTAACTGTTTCCTGTGAAATGTAATTTTCAAATGTAAATTCTATTTCTTTTTCTGAGCCATCTGGATTATTTGATATCCTAAATAATCTAATCTTGGGTGTAAGAGAAGACATGATTTCTGGTGTTATCTCAAAAAAGGGCCTTATACGATCGCCTTTGGCTGCACCAAAATAATTTGGTGTTTTATTATATTGCCCTTCTGAATCTGTTATTCGGTGAAATCTATCCCCAAAGGCACAAGGGCGGCCAAAATCATCACTATGCATGTGATTCCAGGCATGTTCAGACCATCCGTAGGAGCCATCATGTGTAAGACAATATTGTATCCAACCATCGTATTCTTGTCTTAAGAAGTCCATATTTGTTAACAATAAACATTGATCTATATTTTTAGTTCTTTGTTCTAAAATTTCTTTTATTTGTTGTTTAGTTAATTTTTTATCCGGTTCTGGATCATCTTTTAAATCAACAATTAAGCCACTGCCAAGTTTAGGGTTTGGCTTGCCTTTTTCAATTCCCGCATCGGCAAATATCTCGGCAATTTGATCCTTTTTATAATTGGATGCTGCTAAACTAACAACTGAAAAATATCTAGCTGTGATATCAATTGTTGCATTAGCATAGACCATCCACTGAGCTAGTTTGGAAGAGGCCACATTAACAGCATCAATCCACATTTGAACCGCGAGGCCGCGACCAACTTTACCCTGTGGGAGCCTTTGGGGTGGAATTTCTGCACCAGTGAAAACAGGAATGGGGCGGTAGGTGCCGGTGAGGTCATCAAGCACATCGAAAACGCCATCGCCATTGGCATCTATCCCGCTGATACCGCCGAAGCTACCCAAACCCGGAACACCAGTCCTCCCCTGAGTTGGATCGACTGGGTTACCATAGGTATCAGTAGGAACCCATTGACGAAGGTCATTGTAGAACCCATCGACATAGCCGTCATTGTCTGTATCTTGCAAAACTGATGCTATATCGCCAGCATCTTGCCATTCCACACCATCGACTGTTATTGTCCCATAGTTCACTAGATTTAAATTCGAATCGTTTGCATATGGAAAAATGGTAAATTCAGAGGCACCGTATGATTCTGCTTGGGTTCCGGCTGGAAGAACACCAGAGGAAGCGACTACTTCCACTTGTTTTTGATATTGTACCAATCTCCCATCATCGGGGTCCATGAGATAAGTATACTCCTGATTTACCATTGCGGCGGCTTCAATTAAAGGAATGAACGGTGTCTTGAATTTTTCTGGATATACAATTTCAATACTTCGACCACTGAGGAGATTAGAAATCTTATTTTTCATCGCTGTGCTCAATTGTTCCACTGCATCATCGTCTAGAGTTGAATATGTGTAGATAGTATCACCACTGTTGATCCTGAATGGTTCGATAGCCCCACCTTTAAATTCGTAATCGTATATTTGCTGTGAAGAAACTGGCATTTCGTCGGAGAAATCAAAGGTTTGATCGGCTGGAACTGCTGGGTTGGTGTCGCCTTGACTAATCCGGCGACCAAACGTGCCGATGCCATTGGGTTCTGCAACTTGTTCTCCAGCGGTTGCTGGTCGTAGTCCCGGTATTCCAGTTGTTTTGCCTTGGTAAGATGATTCCTCCGGCCACCATTCCCGACTAATACCCTTTACTGCTTTACCGAGAGCAATTTCTTTAGCCAGGGGTTGGAATTCTACCCTATCATTGGCAGCCCCACCGTATCGACCAAGCCAACCATGTTGAAAATTTAAATCAGAGTCTTTTTGAAAGACCGTGGCATTGAATCGATCACTTGTATTATAATAGGGCCCATATTTTCCTGTGGGGATTTTTGGATAAAAAAGACCAACATTTTTAACAAAACCTGTCATAGTAAACGGTGTTGCCTTAATAGTTGTCATGTCGCCTGATACACCCATTGCTTTTGCTCGCGAAATATAACCTTCAATGCCGGAAGAATTATCAGCAGCGGTGCCTTTTAGTTCTGCTATAAGACCATCAGTGGCGGCGATTCCATGTGTAACATGTTTGGCAAATAATTCTGGAGTTGGCTCTTCTCCTAAAAAATCTGTCAAAACATCATATGCCTTTGTTCCAACGAGAGCTTGGGCATTGGCTTTAGAATAATTTTCCTTCCAGAAATTTCTTGTTTTTGTAGTGATGTATCGGTATATAGAGGAGTTTGAGTTCGTTGCCGATTCGGCTGCGGCGAGAACATTAAGGTATGGTACAGTATTCGACCCATACTTGTCTCCACCAGACCACAAATAAAACAAATCCACTTCGTCTTCTGTCCAGTTACGAGGGGAACCTTTCCCCTCCAAGTGCTCTCTAAATGCTTCAATTAGGTTCTTCTCTCTACCTCCAACTATGGCTGGGTGGATTCGGTGGCGATATACCCTATCTATCCCTGTACCGTATGTTTCATCGAACATAGTACCAACCGGGCTCGAAAGATATGCACCTTTCAATGCATAATTGCGCATCGTCGCATTTTGATTCATGAGGCCGCTACTACTGTCCAAGCCATTTTTTAACAATTCTAATTCTTCATGGAGACCTTTGAACAGGTCACCATCTGGATATTTTGCACCACCTTCATCGTCGGTCCACCATTTTTTGTGGGTATCGCCGTCCTTTATGTAGTAACCACTTTTCACAACCCCATCTTTAATATAATCTCCAGTTGTTGATTGCAATAAAAGCTTTACAAAGTACGGATCATTAAAAAAGGTTGCCCAAGAGCTTTCTTGATTAAGAAGATAGGCACTAAATTGACGACCACCGAAAGACCCATAAATATTCTGGTAGTAATCACCGCCATTGAATGTGTAACCGGAGGGGGCACTAGTTGACATTCCAATATATCTCTTACCCTGGCCGAGCAACGCAAAAACAGCAGTAAGTGAGCCAGGGTAGTCGGGATGTCCCACAGTCAAATCGTAAAGAAGCTCTGGTCCTTCTCTTATAACTTCTTCATTATCGTCTCCGTCACTGTCCGGTGAGCGGTCTGAAATCTGCTTTGCTTGAGTTTTCTTTCTTGCTGATCCCACACTACCAGGGATATCCCACCAAAATTGAGTAAGACTAAAATCTGTTATACCCGCCTCTAGCCATTGGTGAAAGCCACTAAAAAAAGTTGACTGAAAATCGCTCATTATTCTACCACCTGTAAAGCCTCGGCCAAATTAATAGGTATTTTAATAATATCTCCTAATTTATTAAGAGACTCAGTTGGCTTTTTATTAAAAGAAGCAATAACCCACCAATATTTTGGGTCTCCGTAATACCTTGAAGACAGGCGCCAATACATATCACCATATTTCCAAGTATAATTTATAGTCTCAATTGAATCATAAATTTGATCCTCATAGACTCTTTTTGATAGAGTTCTATATTGCTCAATCCTTTGAACACCTTTTTTATCAAAAATGTTCTTATATTGATCGTTTGCATTTATAGCTCTTGTTCTTTTATTATATCTTGACATTTTTTAACTCTTTTGTTATTTTTTAGTGGATGTTACAGAGCCACCAAAGAAATCTTCGCTCAACCAATCATTGCCGGTGCTTTTTTTATCTTTTTTGCCAAAGCCTTTATCGCTTTGATGTAAGACATTAAAAGTAAACGATAACGAGATTACTTTTGGATATAAATTTTTACCATCAACAAACATACCCATATCCAAAGCTGGCACCCATTCTAAACCAGAAAGCCACCCTAATTGTCTTCCACCTTTGCCTGTAGAAATTAAATTTGCATATTTAATAGAAACCAAAGGGGGACGTGATATAACTCTGCCATCAGGAGTATTAGATCCTTTAGATGTTTGATCTATATAACCGGGATATAAAAACTGAGCTAGCTCGTCGCATTGAGACAAGTGTAGTTGGGCTGTGCTTATATTTTGTGCGGGCAAGTCAAAAGATAAAGCAATTGTTCTTTTAGTGTTTTGAAAAGTAGCAATTGGATCCATTCGACCATAAACTTGCTCTTCACTCCATGTTGATGAAAAACTTTGACTAAAGGATTTTATAAACGCTGGGAATTCTAAGATCTTACCTGTCAACATGCTTTTTATTGATAATTTGGCACCTTTTTGGTCTGCTAAATCTATTATTTCTGGTTGATAAAATGATGATACTGACATTTTTTAATTCCTCTAACGATCACTTGATTGTTCTGCTTTGGCTTTTTCGCCTTTCCAGAGTTTAGCTGTCTCTTTCTTGTCTAATTTTAGATAGGTGACCTTTTCTTTGTCGTTTGTTGCACCAAGATAAGTACCTATAGTATCAATCAATTCATTTGTTGATAAAGCAAGTGCACTTACAGTCATATTCATATCACCTGCGGCTTTGCCAGTTGTTATTAATGCGATGTTTGCTATAGTCGATTGTATGTCAGCATTAAGAGCTTCTTTACTTTGTTCTAAGCCTTCACCAATCGCAGCAAAAGTTGCTTTTATATTTCCTTTAGATTTTACCAGAGATTGCATTCTTGTTGCCAAACCATCAATAGCATCTGCATTTTCCATTAACATATTGGTATCTAATTCGGGACCTACTGGGGCCGAACCAGAGGCACCAATACCCATTGCCAGACCAGCAGTGGCGGCGACGATACCTGTTATAGCCATTCCGAGCGGATTTCTAGCTAGCTTGGTAGCAACTTTGTCCAAAGCCCACAAAACACCAGTAAGAACGACTATAGAAGCAGCGAAAGTCCCAAGGCCCTTAGCTATATCTTTCCATCCTACACCGTACATTTTCATAATAATAATACTATCAAACATCACTTTCATAAAATTAGACAGAGCATAAATTAGACCAGCAATTGCAAGGGTTGCTGGGACAAAACCTATCAAAAGTCCTTTAGATGCGGTTGCTAATTTTGAAACACCGGGGGCTGCACCACCGGCACCCTGACCAACGGCGACTAAAGCCTTAGCTTGTGCAGCCGCTGCAAATTTTGCTTTTAACATAAAAGCACCGACACCCATAGCCAAAGACTTCCAAGGGTTGTCTGCTGCATATTTTGCAACACCAGCTAAAAATTCAATTATTTTAATAAAAGTCGGTATCAATGGTTCCATAGAAATAGCAAATTCTTTAAAAGCTAATTCCATTCTTTGCATTGCAGGTAATGTCGCTTTCAATCTCTTTTCTAATTCTTCTTGTGTTTTATTGACTGCTTGTTGTTTTGATTTCATCCTATCATATTCACCCAAAGTCATTCCAAGCATTTGGTTAGCTTTTCCCATATCTTTAATACCCAGTTGGGCTGCAACTGCTTGTTGTGTAAATTTATCAAGATTTTTAAATGCAACACCTGATCTTTGCATACCTCCGATAATATGTCTGAGTTTCTCATCATGATCCATCATCATTAGATTTACACCAGAGAAGCTTGTTCCCAATATAGCATTCATCTTGGCTGCTGTTTTGGCCGATGAAGAGAAAGTATCAAATTGGTTTGCTATCCCCAACATATCATTAACCTCAACACCAGCAGCTTTTGCCATTGTTGCAATATCTTTGAATATTTTAGTTGACCTTGGTCCATAAATAGCAAGAGTACCCAAAGCCGAGTTAAATTCTCTTACGATTTGCTGAGAAGACATGCCAATGGCTTCACCTGATAATGCCATTTCTTTTGTTAAATTTGCAGCAACGTCTTCTGAGGTTCCAAATGCTTTGTTTAATTTGGTTATCATTTGAACAGAATCTTCAGCAGCGACACCAATACCTTCGAGTTGAGAAACTACTTTTACTAAGTTTCGTGCGGTTTCTTTAGGTAGATCATTAAATTGAGACAATGTGGTACTTAAAGAGACCAATGATTTTTGAACTTGTTCGGCTTCAATTCCAAATTCCCTTTGACTCTGTGATATTTGGTTTATCATTCCATCATATTGTCGAGACATTCCAGTGGCTTTTGTATATGCTGCACCTGCTTTATCTACAGCGAAAGCTTGAGAAATTGTTTGTTCTACCAGTTTAGTTAGCAAAGAAATACCTATAGAAACCGGATTTAAGAAATTTGAAACAAACACTTTTCCAAGGCCGCGAATACCACCTTTCTGGAATGCTATGCTGCCGATGCTTTCAGCAAGTTCATTACCTTTTTTTGATGCAAGACCCATTGTTGTGGCAATGTCCTCAAACATAGGACCAGCATTTCGAAGGGCATTTTCATAGCCCGGGCCGAGTTTTTCTATTTTATTAACATACTCATCAGCTTCCGCTGCTGCATCTTTTAAAGCGAGTGCCTGTTCTTTTAAATTCGCTATTTGTTTTTTTGTTTCTTCGTCATCTTTTTCTTTGATATTGGCAATCTTTTCATTTAAATTCTTAAACTGTGATAGTACGGTTCTATGAGAATCCAAGGCAGCAATAACATCTCTCTGTTTTTCAGCGAATTTGGCTTCGGCGGCAGCGAGTTCAATAGCAGATTTAGTAGCATCTTGTTGGGCAATATCAAGCTTTTTAAGTTCTTCATATTGTTTAGTAATTTGCTCTATTTCTTCTGGTGTTAATGGTGTCTTTTCTTCAGCCATTCATTATCCCTCATCTTTGAAAGGCCACAATAATCCTGTGTTGTTTTCAAAATTCTGTACTGCTGTATCTAGTTCTTCGCGGGCTTTTACGGTTTGAAAATGATTTTTTCCATACCGAGAAAATGAATCAAGATAGTTTTTCTCTGCTACAATTGCCATGGCATAAGATTTAACATCTTTGTGTTTTCCACGAATAATAAATTTTGGACCCGCAGAGTCTTCTTCATTTACATTAGCAACAACTTTAACATCATCGCCATACATCATCTTCAAAAGAGCTTTTGACCAAGTGCCAATCATCTCCATCCAAGTCTCTTTCAACAGTTTTCTTTCTGATAAATCAATCACTAACATATAAAAATTTCTCCCATTTACAAATAAATAGTTTTAATAAAAAAATGCCCCAAAGGGCATTTGTTATCTTTTTTTCACGGCCTTGTCCATTTCTTTCTTTTCATCTTTAAATTGCTTTTGTAGTCTGTTTAAAAACCACAATCTTAAGCCGACTGGTAAGTTATAAGCCTCCATGAAGGACCAACCACCATGGTATTTTAAAAGAAAGAACTGTTCATAAATTGCTTCAATATATTTATCGGTCAGGCCAAAAAAAGTCAGCCCCAAAGGGCACCTCCAATTCTTGCTCAAAACCGCACGCGTTGCAAGAATAGTCATCAATTACTTTGATATCTGGGTTGGCTGCTTTATAACAGGTTCTTAAAAATCTGGAGTCTCTCGTTGGCATATTATCAACAAATTTATCAATAATTTGTTGGTTTTCGTGCCCTTGAACGGAAACAATCATTCGTTTATACTGATCTGTTAAACCGCTTTCAAGCATTTTCCCTTTAGCTTTATTTGTTGATAGCTGGGATAGGTACAATTCGTCCTTACCTGTTAAAAGACGAAAAGAAACTTCAAATTTAGATAATGGCATTGTAACAGCAAAGTTGCCTTTTTCATCTTGTGAGAGACCAAGTTTTTCATCAACTTCTGAATAATTGACAACAACTTTGTTAAGATCAAAATTACAATCTGATGTTTCCGTACAGGCTGGGCATGTCACTTTTGTAGTATATTGTGGACCATATCCTGATATTCGGGCAGCTATAATAATAGCATTTCTATCACCAACCAACAATGAAGAAGCTTTAATATTTTTATCAACAATAATATTGTCTAAAAACCTCTCAAGTGCTAAACCTTTTTTCAAAAGGGTTTTAGAAGTTAGAATATCTTCATCTTTCGCTGTCATAAATCTAATTTCAATAGTATCCTTGCCTCGCATTGGGTGGTTGTCGCCATATCCAAGTCCCTTTGAGGGCAAGTCAACAAATTCCGTTGGTGCAACAAAGTGCATAGGATCTTGATTGTTTGTTGTTGGGCTTGGGGCTTCGGCTTGAGGAACTGCACCCATTCGTTCCGTATTATTTCTACTCAATTTTCACCTCTTTAAAATTTTATGATACTGTGGCATAATCATAGCCAATCGTTATCTTCATTGTAAGTAAATCATCGCTACTGTAATCTAACTCACCATAATTAACTGCTTTAATAAAAGAATTCCTAAGAGTCCAAGTTCTGAGGGTCTTTCCGTCTTCGGTCATTTGTTGTATAACCATATCATTACCATCATCTTGTGTGACGCCTTGTTTAGCTTTTTCAGCAGCTTCATTTGGTGTTCGCTTTTTTTCCTCTTCTTTCAAGTCTTTATCTTTTTTCCACCACGAACTGGCACCGGACCACCAAGAGTTTTCTGAATTTTGTTCTTCGCCGTTGTTTTGGGCTTTTTTTTGTTCTACTTTTGGATTAGCGGTAGTAGTGGATCCAGAGCCTTGAGTGGCTATCGTCTGCCTAACGGAGATAGACATTCCTTTTGCAAGTCCGTGTGTTTGATGAGAAGTAAATCCTTGGGAAGCTAAATAAGTTTTAATCTCGTTAAATGCAGAACCTACATCAACAAGATCAATCACCACATCTTGCCAAGTTGGAATGCCAGGATATTTAAACTTTTGATTTAATAGTTGGTACTCCCCAGTATTCACTTCAAACGAAGGAAGATTAACACTGTTCACATACCACCAGTCTTTGCCAGCGGGGCTCACTTTGAATCTATATTTTCTTGCTGGGCTTATGCTTTTGTCACTCCAAAAAGACATTTAGCACTCCTAAATAATTTTAATATTAAGTGGTCGTAGGAGGAGCCCCAGAAGGAGGGGCGCCAGAAGAGGATTTTTCAAAACGTACCGCTCCACCAGTTAGGGTTTCACAAGTAGCATAGTCATATCTAAGTGTCAATTCAAGCTCTTTTAAATCATCATTTGAATAATCTAAAGAACCGAATGTAGCGGCTTGAATAAAAGTATTTTGTAATTCCCAAGTCTCAACAGAAACTCCTTCGTCATTAAGCACTTCTATCTTACATGTACCCAAGTTAGCTGCTTTTTTTCTAGAAAGAAAACCTTTAGCATTAGCTGCTGCCGAAGTAGCTGGTACTTTGTAACCAGTTTGTTCAAGCATATTGTTTAATATATCTGTTGCATCAGGGCTGATAGGATCAACAAGGGTCATTGCTACAGTTGACCAAGAAACTCGACCAGGGAAATAATACTTATTGTCCATATGATTGTGTTCAACTTCTGAAACTTCATATGAAGGCAAAGTGACTGTTTTAGCCCACCAAACCACATTGTTGGCACCAAAAGGTTCCATTGTGACTTTAAATCTATAATTTCTTTTTGCCTCTGAATTGTTCGCACTCCAAAAAACTGCCATTACTTGTTTTCTCCTTAATATAATTTAAATAGTGTTCGCTCTAGAATTCAACACCTGTTTTTGTGATAATGAAGTCAATAGCAATAAATTCTATTGCTCTTGCTGGCTTCACAAAAATCTTAGCATACATGATATTTTGATCAACTAAGTCTGGTGTTGTTGTTGTAGTATCCAAAACAAGTTTGTATTCAGATATACCTAATCTCGCCTGTACATCAGAGAGAACCAAATCTGCACGTGACTTAAATCGAGACCATGTTGCTTCAACATTCTGGTCAAACAAAAGAGTATCAGCAATATTACCAATTCTTTTCTTGAGATAGACCATCAATCTTCTAACATTAATTCTATCTAAAGCCGATGGTGTTTGTTGAAGAGTTTTTTGTCCAAAGATTACAATCTCTCCAACTGCTGGGAATCTTGCGATTGGATTGATGTTTAATTCATACAATTCATCACGATCTGATTTTGGAAGATTTTTCCAAGTACCAGCAACACGTGGACCTTGGTTACCACCAAGGATTGAAATACCACCTCGATTGAAGCCCGCTGGTGCAAACCATGGACCATCAGAATTAGCATCCGAATGTGCCAAAGCACCGATCGCAGCAACAGAAGATGGAGCAATAAACACATCTCCATTACCTGAGAGAGTATCTCTTAATCTGACTCTTGGGTAATAAGCGGCGGCGTAGCTTGTATTGAGGTCTCTAGTTCTAGCGGTTGCTTTAACATCATCAATACTACCACCAGTTCTAGTGCCAGAATTTTCGTATGTCTCTTTGTATTGATCATCTAAATCAATAATTGCCAAAGCATCACCACGGTCTTCCACAGCATTTATTAAATTGTTTGATAATCCAGTGTTTGTTAAACCCGGCATTGAAACAACATCATATGCGACAACTTCACTATCTGAGATAGAGTCGATTGCTTTTTGAACCGAATAGTTTGCATAGTGTGTGGTCTCAGCATAGTTGTCTAATACATTTTTGCTTGAGAAAGGATCGATTTGAGTTACATCAACACCATCAAAACCTCCAAACAATGGAAGAGCAAACTGTTTTACACTGCTTGTTAGCAACCCTAGGGTTCCTTGTGTTGAGGCAAAAGAAGTACCAGCTTTCATAGATCCTGATTGCCAATACCACTTGCCACTTGCTTCTCTAACATCGTCTAATGAGAATACAAAAGAATATTGTGTAGCATGAGTCGCGGAATGTAAGTCGATTCCACCGCCTTGGTATCGAAGTAAATCAATATAACTTCTATCGCTCAAAACATGTCGTGAATTTTTACCAGCGAATTTGTGATTCAAGCCAAACAAATCTTTTGCATTATAGTTTGTACCTGATTTCGCTGTATTGTTTTCTGTGAGCTTTAATCTTGGGAATGTCAAAGAAGCAGTTATTCTTTGTGTCAATGCATTTGCAGCCGAGCCAGCCCATGGAAACATAACGAAGTGTTCTGTGGTTGTATTACCATAAGTTATTGCACTGAGATTTCCTCTAGCATAGGTATTTATTGTACCAGCGGCAGCGACGAAATCACCAGAAGGGGTTTGAATTGGTTTAGCGGTTGAGCTACCAGAAACCACCATAAAGCCTTTTGGCTGAACAGGCCCAAAGAAGCCAAACGGAAGCATGTAAACATCATCAACACCGCTATTCTTCCAATCATCGGCCATCTCTACACGGACATAATTTGACTGATTTGTGTATTCTCCATACAATTCATATCGTTTCTTATTGGAATCCCATGTTTGGAACATATCTCCAATTCTTTTTCCAATGAAGTTTTCAGATGATTCATCAAGATTCAAGTTTGAGAATTGCTCTACAACATCATCGTTAGTGTTTCGAATCTTGACAGTGAAAGAAGAATTTGGATTAGCAACTGTTCCAAGTTGAATGTCTTCAATCGAAACATAATAATTTCTTTCAAAATATTCACCTTCACTTAAAGAAACCAAACGGAAAAGCTTTTTCATATTATCAGCTTGATAAGATGCTCTGCCGCTAATTGGGTCTGGATTTCGATTAATTACCCAACCTGTCTTTGAAGTAGTAGCTTGTGCTTGATGAAACAACAAACTATTAGCGGCTGCCGAACCTGATTGTAAGGGCAATAAAATTCCATACTGATTACCCGCAGTAGCAGTGTTTGTTATTATGCGATTAACGGCTTCTTCATATGTTTCTCCAAGAAAGTATTTTTCTTGTTGTGCCGATGGGACGTTTGTTCCAAAAAGTTTTTGTGGATTTGTATTTACAATGTTTCTAATATAACTTGTCTTTTCATCTGGGTCAAAATGAAATATAAAAGACTTTGGTGTCCATGCTACTCCACCATTTTGAGCAGCACCATCAGAGACCTCTAATTTAAAAGTACTAGGTTTGCCGCCGGTTGCTATTGACTTGATGAACATACCAGCAGAAGATGTTACTTTTTCTGCCGATGGGTATTTACCGCCAGCAACGGTTCCACTCAAAGTTAAAGCCGAACCGGATGTATAAAAGACCGCTGCCAATGTACCATTCAATAGTGTTCCAGCCGATGCAGAAGGGCAAATAAACAAGCCATAAGCAACTCTATTGGCCGATGGAGTGCTGCTGATGGCGGCGCCACCCATGTCCCAACCAGCTTTAATGCCGGAAGCACTTGGTGAATCTTCACCCAACAAGCGAATAAAAGTCACAGGAGAGGTGTTAGAAGCAAGCCAAGCTTGAGCGGCATACATAGCATATGTAGGCCCTTGGTTGTTACCATCTCGCCAAACATCAGCGTTGACTGTGCCTTTACCACTAATTGGTTTTCCAAACACATCAATAAAGTTCTCCAAGCTATTAATCTTAACAGGCTTGAGAGCAGGGCCGGTGGTGGCTCGACCGATAACCAATAAACCATCGTCTTGCAGTGGAGTCTCAATTTTACTTTGATCAATCTCTGTGATCTGAACTCCTGGTGAAACGAAATCAAACTTTCTAGGCATTAAAATACTCTCCTTTAAATGTAATATTCACAGTAAATAGTATTGTTTTGACCTAAAATCCTATTCTCTGTAATCGTTGTCTTTTTCTTTCCAAGGAATCTTGTCTCCGGTGATAACTCGCTCCCTAGATACCCGAATTTTAACATAGTTCTCTCTAATCGTCACTTTTGGTCGTTGTCGATTTTTACCCTCACCAATTAAATATCCTAAAACCTTTATTGATACTTTTGTTTCAAACATTCGCTCGTCTGAGCCCATATCAGTATCATTTTTTACTTCTGTGAATTCTGGCTGAATAAAGCCCTCATATTGGTGACCCTCTTGTTCAAACAAAAAGCCATTAATATTTCCCGTTTTAGCGATAAAAGGGGCAACTAAGTCGTTCATTTGTTGCTGATACTCTGATCTTATCGTTATATTGTACATTACAGTGATGTAAGAGGGTACTGGTATTGTTATTTCTTGGTATACAGTTTTATGTTTATTATTTAATTGCGGTCCAGTTTGGCGACTATCTTTAAGCAACCTTGCTATGTCAGCATTGGCGAAATTTCTAGTTTTATCTGGTTGTACTCTGCGTGTGATTGTAACTGTGCCGCCTTTGTAGTCGTTCTTTTCTGCATAGTGAGCTTGAAAGATTCCTTTAAAAGATGGGTCTTTTGTGATTGATACTCTATTAACTGCGATTATTGGGAGTTTCAATCTGTTGTCACTATCTCTCAGCAGTTGGTCTTTTTTGATCTGAAAAGCCCTCTCTGCACCGAGCCAAATAACTGGAACTTTCTTATAGCCTTCGTTGGTTGTAGAGTGAAGTTCAAGATCCTTATCAACCCAATTATAAAGACCAGTGTCGATTGTTTCGATAGTAGAAGGGTCAAATGTTATTACTTTATTTGGCATTGAATAATCCGTCTCTTGCTCTTATACACTCTGCTATTGTTTCAAATTCATGCTCTGGTTGTCCAAACAAATGCTTGGGTTCAGATTTTTTCATGATTTCATAGTAAATATCGCCGTATCTAACAAAGTCACCAACTTTGACTTCTAAGTCTTGATCTTCTGTTAATCTTCTTCTATGAAATTTAACAGTTATTTTCTCCATTTCATCGACAGCTATATTGGAAAGGTAACTTGTTTCTTCTCCACCATATTCTACTAATGCAAATACTCTAACTGGTGGTAAGAATGTTTTTTCTATAGCCTCTCCATAAAGTGGATGATAATTTGTATGATCTATGTCAATTGGGAAGTAAAGAATTTGTTGTCCAATAACTCTTTCAATGATTTCATCATTAACTTGCTTAACTAAATCTCTTTCTTTTTCTCCAAGAAACATCGGAGGAGGAGGTTGAGCAGCTTTTTTCCATTTATCAGACATTTAGTTATCCTACAAAAATTTTCAAAGGTGTTTTTGCTACAATATTTTGTGCATTGTCAGTCATCTCTGCATCGGTAGCAAGAAGTTTTGGATAAGTCATTTCATCCAATTGTGTTTTAAGCTCTTCTCTTAAGGTATTTTGTTCTTCTTTTGCTTGTGATAGTAATTCTGAAGCATTTAAGTTAATATTGTCACCGGGAATGGGTATAGACCCTCCAAATTTTCCTCTAATTTGTCCTAATGTCTCCTTGGATAAAGCAAGAGCAAATCTGCGGATCCACTGCTTACCGATTGAGTTGATGTTTTCATAAGGAAGGTTCTCAAATGGAAGTGTATTCATATTATTAATTCCATTTTGGCCTGATTCTATATTGTCTTCCCATGGTTCTTTTTCATCATCAATAGAAAATCTAAACCAAAACTTTATTGGTGAAACATCATCTGGTGTTGGGTATATTCTCAATTGGTTGTTGATAATTTCATAAGAATAATGAGATGTTCTGGTATATAAATGATCTTCGTACTGAATGGCTTGTAATTTATTTTGCCAAACTGGGATAACTTGAAAACTTGAATCATCAGCATATTGACCGTAATTCTGAAAATCACCGACCACATTCAAGCCACCATAATATCCATAAAATCTCCACATTTGACGTGGTGTTACATAATAGACCTGATGAATTTTAATTCTTCTGCTGCCAACTTTGTTATAATATGGTACATTTGAGTCTGTGGCGGCTGATTCAGATACAATGGTTTGCAAATCATAATCTTGTTTATCTGTTACTGTCGTTATAGAGCCAGAATAAATTGTCTGCCTACCACCAACAACCGCTTCAGTGGAATAAGAATCTGCAATGCGAAATGCTGTTTCAAAGGAGAATCTAGGGTATTTAAGGGCTACATCTTCTGGACCAGCAGTAACATCGCCTCGATGATCGAAACTTGCAGTTTGGGCCCCTAGCATTGATCCTAGAGTGTTTTTAGATTGATGTAGATTGACTAAGTATGAATACTCAAGAACTGCCTCTTCATAGTTCGCATAAACACTTCCTGATGGCATTTCTATATCTAATACATCTCCACCTAATTTCTTATAAGTATAGGCAACTTGGGCGACTGCGCCGGATATAAAGCCAGCGGATGCCGTATAAAAACCAATAGGACAAGCAGCGGCCACATCAGTGCTTTGAGGAGCCAAACCTGTAAAGGCCACTGACTCCGGTAATACTATAGCGCTCTTAGTAGAAGCTGGTGTTAAAGTTGGTATTGCCATACATAAATCCCCCAATCAAGATTAAATAGTTTCCAGAATGGGAAAGCTTCTAACTCTTCTTTCTAGTTGTCTTTGGTGCTCTCTTACGAGGAGCTTTTTTAGCTGGGGTTGCTTTTTTTGCTTTTGCTTCGGCTTCTTTCTTTGCTTTCAGTTCGGCTTCTTTTTTTGCTTCTTCTTTGGCTCTGAGTTCGGCAGCTTCTGCTTCAGCTTTAAGTTTGGCTGCTTTGGCTTCTGCTTCTTGTGCTTCTTTTAATTTTTGAATTCTTACGGAGTTTTCCTCTACAATTCTACCAAGGCCATTTCTAATAAGGTCTTGATCTGGGACTTGTTCTCCAGCTTTTACTTTTCTAAGAATTAACTTTTTTCTTTTGGATCTTCTACCCATAATATTCTCCTTAAATATAAAATAATTAGTCTTTAACAGAAAAAGCCCACCGAAGTGAGCTTAGTCTTAATAAGTGGAAAAGTTATATATTATGCGTCAAATGTGGCTGTTCCAAGGGCACTGCCAATAACAACACCACTAAACTGCCAGTTTGTTCCATCTGAGTAGCACTCAACATAGGAGCCGACATGTACATCATCAACTATATCAACCTGTGTTGCAGATCCAGCATCTTTTCTTGATGAACAAGTGGTGTCTGCGAAACTACCAGCATACACAACATTAGCAATAGTGCCTTTGAGTGTTCCAGCAGCCATTGTTGAAGGTTTTTGAATTTCAACCTTTGCACTGTTATTATCCATTAATGTAATAAATTGAAATCTGAAATAAGCTCCCTCTTTAGCTTCGGGAAGAACAATCTCTAAAGTGTGAGCACTATTGTGGTTAATTAAAAAAATCTCGCCACTTTCGGCATCTGCGATTGTTTTATTTGTAGGCTGGTTTGTTCCAGAACCTAGTGTCTCTGGTCGTTGGCGGCTTGCAACTCTTGCACTTCTTGCACTCTTTGACATATTATATATCTCCTAAAAAAAATATCTGCTCTATGCGATCAATAGTAAATAGTAGATTAAAAAAGAAAAAACCCACCATAAGGTGGGCTTTCAAATCATAGTGAATTATATTATCTATGCAAACACAGCTTGGGTTTTTGCATCAGCAATGATAACACCACTGGCTTGCCAAGAAGTACCATCGCAATAAAGGTCAACATAGGACCCAACATGCATGGTGTTCCCATTACCGATTAAAGATATTTTTGTATCAGTGCCATCATCTTTATTTGTTGCGATATCAACATTGTTGGTAGCATGATAATCTAGAACTACGAGTGTCCCTTTAATTACATCAGTACCAGCAGAAATATCTATTTGTGCACTGGATGCGGCGAGAGCAGTCTGAATTTGAAATCTAAAGTATGCTCCTTCTTGAATAGGGGGCAATGTTATAGTGATAGTAGCCCCTGTATTGTAATTGAGAAAGTAAAGCTCACCGGTTTCTGCTGCCGCGATTGTTTTAGCGGCGGTGATGCTCTCTGGTCTTTGTCGGCTTGCGACTCTTGCACTTCTTGCAACTCTTGACATGTTTGATATCTCCTAAAATATACATTCGATAAATGCGATCAATAATAAATAGTAGATTAAAAAAGAAAAAACCCATCATAAGACGGGCTTTCAAATACAATAAAAATTTACTGTCTATATGAACAATGATTGAGATAAATGACCTGCTATACACACACCAGAAGCGTGCCAATTCGTTCCGTCGCAAAAGATATCAACATAAGAACCAACATGTGTCGTTTTAGTATCAGTGTTTCCACTACCGCTAAAATGAATTGATGTAGAAGAACTATCTTTGTTTGTTGAACAAGGTGTATTAGCACTTGATCCAGCATAAACAATGTTCCACATTGTACCTTTCATAGTACCAGCACCATCAGCAGAGGTAATTTTGACAGAACCATCTGTAACACTCAAAGCTTGCATAAATTGAAATCTGAAGTATGCTCCGTCTTGTACTGGTGGAAGAGTTAGAGTAATTTCTGCTCCAGTATTATAATTAATCAGGAAAAGCTCACCTGTTTCAGCAGCTTGAATAGTTTTACTAGCTGTGATGATCTCTGGCCGTTGGCGGCTAGCAACTCTTGCACTTCTTGCAACTTTTGACATATTTTATATCTCCTAAAATGTTTTTGTGACATTCACAATCAATAGTAAATAGTAGTTTAAAAAAGAAAACCCCCGATGAATAAATCATCGAGGGCTCTTATAATTCCTAAATTAATTTCTAGGAACCGGACTCACCAAGTAATCCACGAACGATAACAAGACCGTACATGTCAGGACGAACCATCTTCTTGGCATAACGGGTCATGACACCCTTACGAGGAACGAAGTCCTCGACACCGAAGATAGTAGGTGTTACTTGG